CCCCCCTCTTTTTCCCAACCTTCCAATTTATCTTTTATATTATTAATTTTTTCAAATTCTGTATAAACCCTTTCAGCATCCAATCCTAATGCACATAATTGTTCTCCATCACTCTCTCTATTGTCCGCCATTTAAATCTCCTTCAATGTTAACAATATATAATACTTAAAATTAGAAGAAATCTACATTTTTTACCAAAACAATTATCCCTTTTTAAGTTTCTCATCTTTTTGGGACTCTTTCTCATCTTTTACTTGGAAATCTTCATATTCCTTCATACTCCCAAAGATATCAAGTTGTTCCTCCCAAATAGATAAATCCATAGAATCGGGTAATTCTTTTGCGTCCGCATGTTGTACTGGTTTACCATGCTTCTTAAAATAAACTATGGCTGCTATCTTTTTACACTCTTGAATTGCTTTGTGTGATATTTTCCCGCCATTTTTCTTTTTTTTGCGTGCGATACATTGATCCCTTACAGAAATATAATCAGCCGGGGCCATTTTCTTTCTCCCTTCTCGACAAAATTTTTATCATTTTATATTAGATTCTTTAACTTTTGGCTCAATTATTTTCATTTTTTTCATATCTACCGTATTAATAGTATCTATTTTTACGCTTTTTTTAACATTACTCTTAATAGATTTTACATCACTTTCATTCGGTTTTGATTGAGAAGTTTCTTGTTTAGAACTAAAAGGCAATTGCGGAGGTAAAAATAATTCAGTTTGGTCTTTTTCTTTTTCTTTCTTGGTTAATTCCCCATCAAAATTATATCCTCCTTGTTGTAAGGCTGTTCCCACAGATATTAATCCTCTATCATAAAAAGCTAAAATTAAATTTTTCACAGAAGCCTCATCTTTAAGTGACATACGATCCCATTTAACTTTTACTTTTTCATTAAAATCATTCGCCTTAGAGATTTGATTACATATTTTTTCTAAATAAATACTTGTAATAGTTCTCCAATTAGAAAGCTTTTCAACTAGCGACAATATCGATACCCACTCATTCCCTTGTTGATTTAAAGACATCAAAACAGGGGGAATACCTAATCCTATTAAAAGGTCCTCTTTACTATCTTTATACTTATCTTTAAAAGCTAGAATTTTACCATCTGGACCCGTTTGCATTACTTCAATATCGTGTGCCCATACAAGAGTAGTAGTTGCTTTTGGATTTCGTATTAAACTTGCAAATTTTCGAAGACGAGCTGAAGAAGCAGGATGTTCCTCTGTTCCTATTTTAAAAATAGTTATTAAATTAATCAAACCAGCGCTAATTGATTCATCTAGTTCCTTTAACCGCTCAATTAAACTCGCTGATGCAAAACACCTAGATAAATAGGGAACTCCCCATACTTGATAACTTTTAGCTTTGCGCTTTAAGTGGCTAACAAATTTAGGATTAAGTCTAATTCCGGCGCTAAATGAAGATCGACTATTTCTAATAGAATTCATTACAGAGCGAGGAATTGCCTGTTTTAAAAGAGCTGCTTCAGGATCACTTCTACCATCAAGTTTTAATTTTCCCCATAATGCATCATCTAATCTAAGATAAATAACCTCTTGCCCAAATGCAATAGGCTCTTTAGGAAGCTCAATAGACTGGGGATTTAAAAGAGTAATCGAAACTGGTAAACTCCATTCTCCCTCAATCCCATCAACTTCAACATTGTCCCATTTAACATAAGGAAAAGCATTCCCAGATGTAAACCATTCTAACGCAAATTCTTGCATTATAGAATATACACCAGGAACGCAATTTGTATTATCATAATTAACATTATCGAAAAAATGTCGGACAATAATATCTAATTTTTTATTGCCAGTTTCTTCCGGCGTAACCGACGTAACTGCAAAATCCACTAAAACATCGACAGCATTCCCTATTACACTATTAAATCTATAAAGTCTCCAAGCAACATCCATTTGAGTTTTAATATCATTATAAATATCATTATATTGTCTTAATCCATGTAAATAATTAGTTGGAGTTTTAACCGAAGAAGGGACCTTAAGACCCATTGCAAGTTCATCTTTTTGCTCAATCTCTGGTTCTTCTATTGCTTCATCATGAATAATTATCTGTTCTGTACCATTAGTTACTTTCATCATATTTACCTCTAATTAATCCAAAACCCATCAGCTAAATCTGTTTTCTCTACTTTAACCATAGCCCCAAATGCAACTTCATTAGCCGCTTGATTTGCTAAAGCTAAAGAAGTCGCTCTATCTTTTTTAAACTGACTAGGAACATCAAATGTATAATAAGACCCCCTATTTTCAGCCTGCAAAACTAAAAGTTCTCGCTTTGTTTTAATAATATCATTCCCAGCTCGTTCCATTTCGGGGTCAGAACTTCTTCTTACATCAATAGGAAATAAAACATTTTTATGTTGAAAATCTGCTTTTAATCTCGTATAAAGATCAGTCACAGATGGAAGAGTAAAATTTACCATCCTTAAAATATGAAGTCCCTGAATATTTTCAACCGCTTTATCATCCATATCTAAAATAGGGGGTAAAATTTTTCCATCTTCTGTTTTATATGATTCTGTTAAAAGATCTTTTAATGTTGTTCCTCCTCCACCTGCATCAATATTCAATTGAATTACATTATATTTTAACATAATTTTTCTAATCGCGATTATCATTGCTTGGTACGATATTCCATTATAAGTATAATTATTGACAAATCTTTTTTGTCCCCCATCTATTTTAAGCACAGAAATAGAAAAATTATCTCCTCCCGCAACCCTCGCAGTATCAATACCTAAGACATAAGTTCCATTAGCCTCTCCTTCAATTTCAATAGGAGAATCTATTGATGATATTACGCCATTATTATCAACAGTGGGTCTGGGGGTACATCTATCTAACATTCTAGCGTCAAAAAATCCCACATTTACAACAGGGAAGGAACATTTTGCCTCCATTTTATAAAGTTCATCTGTAGTATCCATTCTCATCATTTCATCTATTTCTTTATCTAATTCAAATGGAGGATCAGGAACCATATTAACATCTTCATCTATATATTCATGAACTGCATACATATCAGGTTTTTGTTGTGACATATAATGATATAATAAATATTGAGTATAAAGGTGATTCCAAACATAATAAGCTGTAGAAGAAATAATGTATTTATTATCAAACCCTTTACGTTTCACTTTTAAGAAAGGACGAACAACAGTTTTAATAATAATATCATCTACAAAAGCATATTCATCAACCCAAACTATATGATAGCGTCTTCCCCTAACTTTTTGCCCTGTACCCAAAGGAAGCCCCTCAATAAATGACCCATTTCTAAATTTAGCAAGGGCCTTATATGTTGCTCTCATAGTTCTCCTAGTCATTGCTGCTCTCAAATATGGAGAATTTTCATATAATTCTTCAAGCTTATCAAATGCAAATTCCGTCTGTTTAAATGAAGGAGCTATAATACCAATTGCAACATTAGGATACAACATAGCATATAAACAACAAAATACCATACCCAACCATGTTTTTCCAATACCCCTCCCAAATAACAACATAATATATTTATGTTTAAACATTGACCTAAGAGCAATTCTTTGAAACCAAATTAATTTAATTTTTAAAAGATCCTCTGCCCCCCTAACTGGATATTTACGATAATAAAGAATCAATCTCTCTGAAAGATTTAACTGAAACTGTTCTTCTTTGGTTAAACGAACGGTCATATAATTTCTCCAATTGGGAGTTCATCTCGTGTTCTTTCAAGAAGAGGCTCAATTTTCTCAACTTCTTTAATAAGTTTCTCATCAGCCTGAGGAATATAATCTTCCCCTGTTTTAAGAATTGCTTCTATCTTTTCTTTGGGTGGGAGAATATTATAAGGGGGTTTCTGCGCCTTTAAGTGTCCATACATCAATTCTTCTTGAGTTTCATTTGATTCAATTTCTTTAAGATGTTCAAGTTTCTCTTCTAATGATACTGAAATATCAGCTATATTTCCATCAATATTATCAAGAATTCCAGCGCGTTGTCCCCGCGTAATCCCAAGTTTAACCTGAAGATCTGCTACTCGCTTAAGACTATCATTAAATTGTTTATTGTAATCTCTCCTTTTATTTTGAAGTTGACTAACAAATAACCGTCTTTGCAAAAGTTCTTCAAATAAAAGTTGTGTTAAAAGAGTAAAATCTGAACTATTATTAAATTCAAATTCTTTTCTATAACTTTCTTTGCGCTCATTCCACCAATTCTGTTCTCCCTTAGTAAGATATTTAAATAAATATCCATCAGTTCCTATTTCTTCATTAGATTCTTCTACTACTTCAACTTCAAGCTCTTTCTTTTTTCGGGGATGTAAATTCTCATGAGATTTCCATTGAAATCCTGTTTTCATTTTAATACGGGTATCAATATTTCTAGGACAATGACCCCATCCTATTTGACATTGAGCAAAAACTTCATTGATTTTAAATTGAGCATCACTTTCTGATAAACCCTGATCAATATAATATTTTAAAAGCACTCTTTCATACTTTTTTTTATCTTGATCAGATAATAACAAAATATTTTCATTTCTTATTACCATATATCGCCTCTGAATAGAAATACGCAAAAAAAAATGGAAACTATATTTATGGAGGAGTTAATTAAGATTAAAGTGAACTTCTTCGACAACTTTCTTAATTTTATTTGTTCTTAATAAGAAAGTACCATATTTTACGCCTATCATTTCAGATAATTCTTTGTAGGTTTTCTTTTCAAAATTATAAAAAATAGAATAAAATACAATTTTATGCTTCATTGAAAGTCTGGGTAAAATCTTTTTCAATAAAATATGAAGCTTTTCTTCTGTCATAACATTAACAGGTTGTTGCTTAACTATATGTCCCGAAGATAATCTCTCATCAAAAGTTAAAAATGAATCTTCAAATCGTTGTTGATTTTTTATTTCATATAAACACTTAAGAATAGCAAAATGGATGGTATTTTTAACAAAAAAATCTAAGGGAGTCTTATCATTATATTTTTTAAGACGATAAAATAAAAACAATCTTACTGATTGCGCAAGATCTTGTCTTTCATCATAATCATTAACTAATTTAGAAACCTCATACAGTACAAAATAATCATACTTCTTAAAAACAGCAGTATAAAAATCATTATAATTAATATATTCTTTATCGTCCAATTTCATTAATCTGTTCCTGAAGTTGTACCTTTTCATGATATTGACACCAACCAAATATTGCTAATCCAATTGCGATCAAGATAATCAACCATTTTTTTAATTTATCTTTTATATAATTAGGTATTCTCATATAATAACCTTATGTTGAAGTTTTTTACAATTTTTGTCAGACATTTTCACATAAACAGATGAAATATCTATCCCCCAAAAATCTCTTCCTAATTTTTTTGCAACAACCCCTGTCGTCCCCGAACCACAGAAGGGATCTAAAACAATTCCACCTTTGGGACACCCTACACTAATCGGAATCTCAGCTAATTGTTCAGGAAAGACAGCAAAATGAGCATCATGTGAATTTGCAGTTGGAATAGACCAAATACAAGTCTTATGTTTCCCTTGAGAAACTAAAATAGTTTTAGAAATATTTTCTAGTATTTGCATGGGTGGTTGTCCCCCACTATTTATATTCCCCTTGTGTTTAGATGGGTCATATTTCTCATTATTATCAATAAAATTATGAACTCTTTTAAAGGTGCTTTCTGCAAACGGTTCATAAATCATATCAAAATAATATTTATTCGATTTAACAAAAAAGTACATAAGCTCATAATTATTAGTAAAA